TGGCTAACGTAGAGGCGAAGTTCCCAGCTCTGAACCCGGATCACGAAGATTTCGACGAGGAAAAATCTAGCGAAGTCGTCGTGCTTTTGGAAGCATTCTTGGCAAAGGGTTTTAATCGCGCAACTGCGCTGCAAAAGTCCGTGAAGTACGTCATGGGCGACGCCCCAAGTGCGAAATCCGAAGACGAAAAAGACACCGCCGCGACGTTGCGAGCGAAGGTAGCGGCAGACGCCCGCAAGAAAAACGCAGACGCGGCAGCCCGCCAGCCAGCGAGCACTTCGAAAGTTGGAAAAAGCTCTGATCGAGAGGGAAACGCAGAAGGTAAGGATATCGATGTCATGCGGCTGACTCAGGATGAGTTCCGTAAGATGGACGAAAAAACCCTGGCCAAGCTGCGTGGCGACGAGCTGGATGAGTAGTTTTCTACGTGTGAAGTTCCCAGTATGGGCGCTTCTAAACCCTGCGGTCGCCGAGCACATGCCACCGGCGCTCCGCAGGGAGTTAGCGCGTAAGATCACCACCAACAGGTATGACTTACACCCAGTACAAAGGCCATTTAAGCCACCACCGCAGAGAGTCGGTATAACAGGTATAAACGCATTCGCCCCTATGGGTGGTAGGTAGTTGACAACCGCGTTTTTTAGTGCTAGCATCCCGACCCTCGACTGTGTGACTCGATAGGCACACGGAGCTACGACCTCCTAAAACTCGTTTCCGCGAGCCAACGCGAAAAACGGCACAACGAACCGATTTTTAATTTTTATGGAGGCCCTACGTGGCAAATACAAACTTTAGTCTATTGACTAACGAGCAAAAGACGCTCTGGTCGATGGACCTGTGGAAGCAAGCTCGCAACTACAGCTTTGTAAACAAGTTCCTCGGCAAGGACGCTAACTCGATGATTCAGCACATCACCACGCTGAAAAAGTCGGAAAAAGGCGCCCGCGCTGTGATTACCCTTCTCGCGGACCTGGAAGGCGACGGCGTCGCTGGCGATCGTACGCTGGAAGGTAACGAAGAGGCGATGAAGTCGTACGATCAAGTGATCCGTCTCGACATGCTCCGCCACGCTAATCGTCACGAAGGTAAGATGGCTGACCAAAAGTCGGTCGTTGAGTTCCGTGAGAATAGCCGTGACGTTCTGGCATACTGGCTCGCTGACCGCATCGACCAACTGGCGTTCCTGACTATGTCAGGTCAAGCATACACGCAGAAAAACAACGGTGCAGCGCGCCCCGGTTCGGATCTTCCGTTCTTGGAGTTTGGCGCCGACGTCTCTGCGCCGACCGACAAGCGTCGTATGCAGTGGAACCAAACCACGAAAACTCTTTCGTACAGCGGTGCCACATCGGCCGTTGCCGCTACCGACCTTCCGAGCTGGGAGCTGTTTGTTCAGCTGAAGGCCGCTGCTAAGGATCAGTACATTCGCGGTATCAAAACCTCGGGTGGCGAAGAGACTTTCCACGCGTTCCTAACGCCGCAAGCCATGGCTCGTCTGAAGCTGGACCCGACGTTCATGCTGAACGTTCGTCACGCTCAGTCGCGCGGTGACGCAAACAACCTGTTCACAGGTGACACGCTGAAGATCGACGGTATCATGTTCCATGAATTCCGCCACGTCTTCAACACATCCGGTCTTTCTTCGGGTTCGAAGTGGGGTTCCGGCGGCACGGTCGAAGGTTGCCAGATTCTGTTTGCCGGTGCTCAGGCACTTGGTATGGCGGACATCGGTGCTCCGGAGTGGGTCGAGAAGGGTTTTGACTACGAGAACCAACAAGGTATCTCGGTAGGTAAGATCTTCGGCTTCCTGAAACCGAAGTTCAACAGCATCTATGCCAGCAACACGGTCCAAGATTTTGGCGTGATGTCGGTCTACGTTGCACAGTAAGGAGAAACCTATATGGCTACCCTAATCAAAAACCGCGGTCTGCAATACCCGCTGGTCGCTGTGTTCGAGTTTGACATCGCTTCTGGTGATGTCATGGTCAACACGTCTGGCGTATCGCAGACTTTCAAGGCAACTACAGGCACATTCGACGTGATCGCTCTGCCGGTTAACTCGCAAGTTATCGGTGGCGACCTCGTGGTAGAGACTGCCTCTAACGATTCCAGCACCGCGACGTTGTCTGTCGGTGACTCTGGCTCGGCTACCCGCTACCTAGGTGCTACCAGCATCAAGTCTGCGGCGCGCACAGCCTTGGTCCCCACTGGCTTCATGAACTCTAGTGGTCTGGACATTCGCATCACTCTGGCTAACGCCGGTGGTGACGCGACAGCAGGTAAAGTGCGACTGCACGTTACCTATGTGGTCAAGAATCGCCAAAACGAAACTCAGATCGCTTAAGACAGTCAAACGTCGTATAATGGGGGGCACTTCGGTGCCCTTCTTTTTATCAGGAGCTAAATATGTCCGCTAAACGCCCAATCCTAACCCTTAACCGCGATTACGTACTTGTAACTACTAAAGGCCACGTGATTGCGTTCAAAAAAGACGAACCGATCGACGTCCCGCAAGCAGTCGTAGCAGATGCGCTCGCCGTCGGCGCCATGCCAGCAGACAAAGATACAATCAAAGTCTTGGAAGACGCTAAGGAAGAGAAAGCGCCGCTCACGCTAGAAGAGCGTGAAGAAGCGATTCTAAAAGTAATCCCTGGTATGTTGGAAGCCAACGTACGAGAGTCGTTTACCGCAGCCGGCACGCCGCACGCAAAAGCAGTATCCGAGCTAGTAGGCTTCAAAACTTCGGCCAAAGAAGTATCGGCCGTGTGGGATAAGTACAACGCAACTAAGTAAGGCATAAAATGGACGTGGCAACGCTGATAGCGCTCTTCCGCGCTGAAGTAAACGACGAAGTTTCTACCGCATATTTGTGGTCGGATACTGAAGTCTACGCGTTTGCTGACGACGCGCAGAAGATGTTTTGCCGCCTAACTGGTGGCCTTCCAGACGCCACGTCCAGCCTCACAACGATCGCATGCACTGCCGGACAGAAGTTCGTATCAATTAGCCCTAAGATTCTGCGTCTTAAGTCCGTAGAAAACCCGGTAACCGAGCAGCGTTGTCAGATATTGAACTACGAGGACATGGATCGCTTCAGCAACCTGACGTTCGGTCAGTATGACTACGGGTATGTCGCGCAGACTAGCCTCGATAACCGCGTCGGCGTGATTCGCGCTGTAGTGTCCGGCATGGAGCCGAATAAGTTGCGCCTTGTATACATCCCAGAAGCAAACCAGAATTTGAATTTGATAGTCAACCGTTTGCCGCTGGTCGACATAAATAGCACAACCATCGGTAACTCAACAGCCGTGTTGGAAATTGATGAGATGCACCACCGGCACCTCATCCTATGGATGAAGGCGCTTGCTCATATGAAGCAAGACGCCGAGACGTTTAACCAAGGCAAAGCCGCCGAATTCGACATGGCGTTCCGTCAGTACTGTCTGCAAGCCAAGCACGATCGCGAGCTACACGAACACAAATATCGTACCGTATCATACGGAGGCATCTAATGACTAACGAAGGACTCGAACTAATCAAACGGTATGAAGGGTTTCGCGCGAAGCCGTATCTATGCCCTGCCGGAGTGCCTACTATAGGGTACGGCGTAACCGTGTACCCAGACGGCACTAAAGTAACGCTGCAAGATCCGCCTATTACACAGGCTAAGGCTCTTGCTATGCTGAAAACTGAGCTACAAAAATACGAAGACGCAGTAGACGACGCCACTGGCGGCGTAGCTACAGACTACGAGTTGGCAGCTATGACGTCCCTCGCGTACAACATTGGTGTTGCCGCGTTCAAAGGCTCTTCCGTCTGCAAACTATACAACGCCGGTAAGTTGGCCAAAGCCGCCGCAGCTTTCGGGTTGTGGAACAAAATACGTGTTAACGGAACCCTGGTAGTTAGCCAAGGCCTCATTGCTCGACGCGCCGCCGAGGCAGCAATGTTCCGTAACGCAAGTACCGACGGCTCCATGCCGCAGGAAGTAGAACCACCGCTCCCGCTGGCGCAGTCACGCACTATGGTAGGCACCGTCACAGCGGCCACAGGCACCGTAGCGACGGTCGGCGCCGGCGTTCAAGCCGTGTCCGACCTAAAAACTAGTGTCGAAGGACTAGGTCCTTGGCTTCCTTACATTCTCGGTAT